AACAAGACAACAAAAAGAGATAGATTAAGATTGCAATTATGTCCTCTCATTTGATGATGATTCCTTGTAAGGGGAATGTAAATTTGAGGTGGAAATATATGGCAGAGATAAAAAAACAAACCAGGCTTATGTTTGTTTTTGATTTGATCTTGAATATGATTTCAATAGCTGATAGGATTAGACTATCTCAATCTTTGTATTATTGCCCTCATTCCTCATATCCTTGTCCCAGTTGTGTTCCTTTTTTACCTAATGCCTGCATAATGCACATGTTTGATCAGTTTGCTCGTAAATTTGTAAATAGAGGTTGGGATATACCTATTAATCTTTCCTTACAATCTTCAGGCATGCTTTTGGAGTATGACTTATCAAGATTGAGATATTTTTACTCTAATGGAGATGTCCATATAGAGCTGGAAGATTCGGAATTTTCACATCCTAAGTTTGAAGAAGTTTCTGTGGATAAACTATTAGAATTAACATGCATATCCTGTCATCTATCTTGCCCTCTGACCGCTAATTTAACTTTAATAACAAGTAGAGTCTGTCCATCATGTCACTCTCATAGAGTGTCTGTAAGATTCATTGATATGGTGAACAACGTGGGTTCTTATCCCTCACCTTCAAGGGACTTAGATAAGGTTTTAGATAGAAATGGTTCTTTAGTTTCTAGTCCCCTACATGATCCTCAATTTTTAGAATCAAGAGTGGCAACTCAGTTTGAAATTGTTGACTTAATGTGTGGGAAAACTATCAAGCAAGAATTCTTAACACTAGGAGGAACTTCAGATCAAGCTGGAAATCAGGATTATTGGTATACTATTAACTTTAAAGTTAAGTATAAGGCCATTGGTGCACCGTTGAATTCCAAATTTGAAAAAACTGAGATTTACAATTTAGAACCTATGGAATTCCAAAAGGTTGTTTCAATGAGACATGATTTTGTAGCAAGTCAATTACGAAACAGAACAGATATGAGCTTGAGAATGTTGGGAATTGATATTGGCTTAACTCCTGACATAATCAACACAAAAGACAGGGTAGTTTTAGAGCTTTCCACAAATGGGAGTAGCAATTTAAAGAGCATGGAGTCATCATATGTAGGGAAGAGAATTTCTTATGAGGAAATTCTGAGAGCTCATAAAATAACTTATATAATCTTGGTTGTTGGCCCTCACAATGCCCTTTCAAATTTACCTATGGATTATCAGTTGTTAGAGGATTTAACTCTTAGATGTAGGGTAGGATTGAACTTAGAGCTAATGATAGAAGAATCTCTAGGAATAAAATTGAATGTGGATGAGGAAGGAGAAAAAGAAATGTTGTTTATCAAATCACAGTTTGAAACTTTTAACAAAGGGTTTGCATATTTTGAAAATGAACATATCTCCTCTGAGTTGGATGACTTACAAAGACCTTTGACAGAATCTGAAGAGGAGCATGTTGTCATTAAATTTAGAGAAACTCTAATGACATGTTTGACATGGAAACAGCACACCATCAATAAAGATGCTCTTAAAGAACATCTCTCAAAATTCACATCTGAAAACACCAGCTCTAGACAAAAGTTAATAACCATCTTCCCCATGATCATATCCAAACCACTCAGAATGGGAAATAGATCATCATTTCTACAGATTGGTAATAATATTAATTGTCCTGATTATCTGTATCAGATTATAAAAAGTGCGAACTTTAAGGACTATTTAATGAGAGAGGATCAGTTACATTTCATGTGGAAATCAAGATCTAATCAGATGTCACGAGAAGTTGAGGATAAGTTTAAAAAATATAGATACAACTATAGCACCACCAAATATAGTAACATAAATGAATTAAGGAAGTCCTTCTCCATAGAGCCCATATTTTCCAATGAGGAATTATTAGATTTGGCAACACAGGGTCCTGGTGCCAAGTCTCTTTCTGGAGAGAGCATCATCATTGAGAAAGAAGCAGAATCTAAATTGTCATTTAGTCCTATGGTTGATACTACTGATATAGAAGAGTTTTGGAACAAAGCAGATAATAATATTGATGATGACAAATGGTTGGCTTTAATAGATAAAGATCCTTTGTTTCAATTCTTGAGAGAGGAAAAAATAGACAATCCTTATAAACTTGAAGATGTACCCATTAGTTGTGAGGTGTTAGGATACTTGAGAGGACTTAAAAATGTTCAATTAGGGGAGTTAATCACTGATATTTGTGCTGAGCTGTCTTATGAATACAAAGTTCCAACTAAACCAGGTGAGTGGTTGATAAAACCCCTAAGGAATTATAAAGTCATCTTGAGTTTAATGAGTACTGGATCTCATGTATTCTTCTTTTTATCTTATGATAAGAAACATTGTTCCTTACTAGAAACTGGTAAGTTGGGGCCTAAATTGTATGAAACTACAAATTACTACATATCTCAGGTTACTTCTATATCAGAAGCTTACATGGAACATTTTATGAAAGCAGGTCCTTATATTTTAATGATGTCTGCTCACCTATTGCAGCATTTTAAAATTCCACTGACAACAGGAGAATGGCTTTTGACAAGATCGTACAATAAAACCTTGAATTACTTAGTCTTAACATATCTAAATAATAAAATAGATCATGAAGAAATGATAACCAACTTAAGATTTTTGTATATGAAACTTTTTCAAGAAGTAGGATCTAATACTAGTGACTATGTAGATAGACTACCAAGTGTCCTAAGAAGTAGACTATCCTCATTCACATTGAAAAGGATAACTTCAGTGATGGATTATTATTCAGAGAACAAGCTTAAAAGAAAATTACATAAGGGTATCAATGGCAATGAGTGGTCATATAGGAATGTTAGATCAATTTTCCACGATGAAATGATAGACATCGATCAACTTATAGATAGTTTTTATTTCTCCTATGTTGTTACAAAAAATAAGAGTGCTATCGGAGATCATACTTTTCAAATATTTAATAAAATAATGAAAGAAAACAATAAAGGCATTGAAAACATTACAAAGAAAGGAAAGAAACCTTGGGGTTTACTTGAGTCCCCAGAGCATCACAGGTGGGACTATGCAATGGAAAGGAAGTGTTTAGAAATATCATTAATATCATTAAAGGAGAGACATGGCCCAGAAGTGTTGAGGATGATAACTAAGAACATCTATCAAGACTTAAGAAGAATGAAATTCTCTGATCTCAGTACACTCAAAGCATCATCAAAAGATTATGAAGATCCACCATCTCTTCCGAATTGGGAATCTGGAATGACAAAGAAAGAGTATATTACTAGTTTCAAAAAATTAAATCCAAAATTGCAAGGAAAGAGACCTAGAGTTATTACTAAATTGGTTAACTTGATAGACCAATACAAGGAAGTGAAGAAAGATATGTCCCCAACCCCTTTGAAATTGATATTGTGGACTGCTCAGGTACTTTACATCAGAGGTTGGATATATTCAGATGGTTTCATAAAAGATCAACATAATGGGGTAAGAGAAATACATGTGCTAGAAATAATGGCCAGAGTTATTCAATTCATGATGGAAAAGATTGCAAAGTCTATATGTAAGTTCTTCGAGAATGATTCTGTCTGCAATCCTGAGACAAAGAAAAATTTCTATTATGATCATGAAAAGGAAGCAGAGGCAAAATTAGGTAATCACGTGACTGTTTGTAAATCTGCTGATGCAAGTAAATGGTGTCAAAGGAACCATGTTTCTCAGTTTTATTTTGACATGTGTTATTTCACACCTAAGGAATTGCATCCTTTCTTATATGTTGTATTTTTCCTCTGGACAAAGAAGAGAATTGCTCTTTCACCTGAGTTGTTAGACAATCTTGATAGGAACCGAAACACATTCAGCACAAATGAGGATTATATAGACATGAGAAGAAGATTTCATGAGGGGGATATCCCATTTCTAGAACCTAGAGGATCAATGATTGAAATTAATATGGGCATGTTTCAAGGTATTTGTCATGATGCATCATGTTTAAAACATGACATACAGCAAACAGCATGGAAAAGAATGTCCGTTGCTTTTGCTGAGAGTGACCTGTCTATCCCAATTCATATTACCCATGTGCAAGGAAGTGATGATTCTGGAGGCATGATTTCAATACCAACTGCAAACAGAGGTGCTATCATCTTGATGTCTTCAATTCTCTGGTGGAAAGAGTCAATGTCTCAATATGCAAGCATTTGGACTAGTGTTCCTAAAAGTTCTATAGGAACAGTTAATCTGATAGAATACAATTCTGAGTGGTTTTTTAATGGTAGGAATATAAAGCCAAGTTTTAGGTGGAATAGTGCTTGTTTAGAGACTTCTCTAATAGAAAGATTCCCTGCTAGAGTGGAGCAGTTCTACAATACCTTAACAGAATCTGTTTCTACAGGTAGTTCCACATTGCTATGTTCCATGATACAACAATGTCAGGCATATCTTCATTATAGAATGATAGGAATAGGTTCACACTTGCTT